TACTCCCATTTCTCTTTTCATGTGAAAAGTATGTGACTGAGGTTAGTGACCTAACTTTGAGTGGTAAGTATGTTGTTTCCAAAGTTACCTTGATTCAAACTTCTCAAGCGACCACAAAGGACACAACTTTTTTATCAGGGTCTACATTTATTACTCAGTACTTACCAGACCCATTTGATTCTATCAAAGTGGATAATTTTTATATCCATTTCGATTATTCTACAGTAAGGATGGTTTGGTACAACAGACATCAAAATGGTCAAAGGGACAGGTGGGAATATGGTGAATCACCAAATGAAATTATGTTTTGGAGGGTTCCTTATAGTTTTGATGCATACACCACAGGAAAAATTCAATTTGATTACAAACCTAAAGATAGAAATTCATATGCAAGACTTACTTTCCAAGTCGATAGTGACTTGCTCGAAACTCTGCAGTTGTCTGGTTTAGATTTCGCTCCCTACGGTAAAGATGGTCCGCACTACAGATTAATTCTTTCTCTCAATAGAGTTGGTCCTTAATAAAACTCAGGACTTGGTAAAGACTCGGGGTGGATTGTATAATATTCATTCAAGAATGTTATCAATTCATCCTCATCAAGTTCAACTTTTTCTTCATCGACAAATGAGTCATCCTCATCTTCGTCAAAAAAATCAAAAGATTCTGTAACTAAATCAAATCCATATTCTTCAACTATTGAATAATCTATTTGGTCTACTCTGATAACTTCTTCATTGTCCTCTATCGTCCTAAAAGAAACCTCCATAATATTACTATCAGGGTTCATGAAGTAGGACACAATTTCTTTAATTTCCATATGTAATTTTATATAACAAATATTAGAAAGTAAGGTAAAAGTCATTTCAATTTTTTTCTTTTACCATTTTTTTTCTGTGTATTTATGGTTAGATTTTATTAAAGACAAAAATTTATGAGATTCAATTCACTTACAATAGATGACTTCTACGCTAACCCAATGGATGTTAGAGAATTTGCATTAAAACAAGAATTTAAAGTTAGAGGAAATTATCCTGGTCAAAGAACTAGGTCATTTTTAAATGATGGACTTAGAAAGAAACTAAGAGATATTCTTTACCCATTTGCAGGTGAGATTACATATTGGGGTAGTGATGACCCTGAAAACAACTATACAGGTTCATTTCAATACACAGTTGCTGAGGATAGGTCGTGGATTCACGCTGACTCAACAACAGATTGGGCTGCCGTTTGTTACCTTACACCCGACGCCCCATTAAGCTCAGGAACTGGAATTTTCCGTCACAAAGCAACAGGATGGATGCACTATAACTATAAAAGAGAGAATGAACCAGGGTATAAAGAAGCCGCACCTCCTGGTATTGACTGTAGAGATTATACTAAGTGGGAACTTGTTGATAGAGTTGGAAATGTTTTTAATCGTCTGATTATGTATAGAGCAGACAACTATCACGTTTCTTTAGACTATTTTGGGAGAGATATGAACGACGGAAGATTGTTTCAGGTATTCTTTTTTAACACCGAACGTTAATCCAATTCTATTTTGGAGAGTAAATCTACATTCATCTCAGCAACAATACTCAAAATTCCCTCAGTACAGAAACATTTTTCAGGATGATGTGTTGAGCTTACAAGTCTCATATGATTAAAACCAAGAATTAAAGGTACAAATTCAGATTTTTGGTAAATTTTTTGTAAAACTAAATTGGGGTCCAAAGAAATTAAAAAATCAATCGCATCTTTTGTTGGTGTCTGAAACACAGGTATTGGAAGTTTAGACATTAATTCTCTAAATTCATGAAAACCATACTTATCTGTAGCACCATCTAAAGGTTGAATCGCTAAACTTAAATTTTCCTTTGACGATTTAAAAAACCAAAGCCAAAATTCGTTTTGCAATCCAACTTTTCTGAAATCTGATGTTGATATAATTTTGTGTTGAATCATCTTAAGTTTGCACCACACAACCAAGTCACCAAAGACCTTCTCAATCCAGAGGAAAGGGGTGTTACTCTATGTAATACGAATGAGGGGAAAAAACAAATTAATCCTTTTTGTCTAGGTACGTTCAAGATACTTCCACCAGTGTTCATCTGTAAATCACCGCCCTCATACTCATCAGAATCTGATAACTGAAGTACAACCGACAATTTTCTATTAGAAATACCAACACCAAGGTCGGCATGCCAATCATAGTGACCACCATTTCCATAGTATGAAGTATATTGAAGGTCATCTTGGAAATCCCAAATATCGAAGTTCCACATTTCAGTATTTGCTTTAATTGCTAAACCCGCGATTCTTTCAAAAATCCAGTCTGTTTTAGGGTTATTCGATAACCATGAAATATCGCTCACTCTATATCCCGACTCGTGTTGACTTTCGTCTTCACCTACTGTAGTTGCCTTTATTTTAGGTTGGGATTCTCCAATTTCAATTATTTTTTCAATCTCTTGGTTGGTGAACACATCTGTGAAATAATAGTAATTGAAATGATTTACATTATTTCTTTGGTTTTGCACGAATTTGTTGTTACTTGGCATCTGTTTGATTTATTACTTCAAGTTTAATTTGGTTTACCTATATTTTCAATAGTATGACTAAAAAAAAATTAGTGTTCGATGTTGTCTTCTCGTCTGGTGATGAATCTGTTTTCGAATTGAGGTTTGAAAAGTTATACGATATCGTAGATTATTTTCTAATTTTTGGAACAGAAGAAAGTTTGAAAAAAATTAAAAAATATTACTCTGAGAATGATTCTAAAATCAAAATCTTTGTTGTTGAACAACCTTCAAATCTCAATTTGGAAAATGAAAAATCAATTTCAACTACAATTTTGAATACCATAATAGAGCTCTATGGTTCTTTCGAGGATTTAATTTTCTTTTCTTTTTCTTATGAGATATATGATTTACCCAGTTTGAATGAAGTAGATATTAAAGCGAAAGACGTAAACTTTTTATTGTGTGATGTTTTTGAAGGTAATTTTGATAGAAAAAGAAAACACTCAGAACTCGGCTCAGTCTTAGCCAATTTCAGTCATTTATTAAAAAATAAAAAAGGTTTTTTCCATGAAATTTTCAATTTTAAATTAAATAAAAAAACACATGACTTAGGTATAAAAAATGGTTTCAAAATTTTGAATTTTACAAAAAGTATTGATAATCTGCCCAATCATTATAAATGCCCGTTTTCACACAAGTTTATAGAATACAAGTTCGAAAGGGTTAATAGAAAATTTTGTTTCTTTTGTGATATAGATATCCATGATGTTGTATGTGATTACATTTTCAAACTAAAATTCATTAACAAGTCTCCTGAAAAATATTCAAATGATTTGAATCGTAAAATACAAGAGTTTGAAATTTTTATACCCGAAAACCCTTTGTATTTCACAAATATCGAAGATTTTCAATCTAATTACAAAATTAATGAAGTTGTTAAAATTTTATTCTTGTTCGATTGTGATGATGAAGATGATGTTGAAATATATTCTAATGATGAAATTAAAAAATATAAATTCCGTGAAATAAAAAACCCCTCTTTGTGAGGGGTTTTTGTTATTTTATAACTTTCATTCTAACCATCATTTCTGTAATCTTGTTCTTTTGAATTTCAAACGACTCTTTCAAATCCTCGTCAATTTCATCCCAATTACCAGTGTGTGCTTTGATTTCCTCCCAAGACGCATTTTCAGGATTAAATTTAGTCAAATCCAAATCTAATTCATTTGGTTCCAAATCTTTTTCCCAGTAAATGTCGTCATTTTCAGATTCACCATCGGGATTCAAATCCATTCTATCCAAATCTGTCTCATCTTCAAAACCCTCATTCCAACTTGATGTTTGGTAGGGTCCTGAACTTCCTGGTCCTTTGGAGTCAAAATCAAATGCTGGTTCCATATCACCATATATTCCTTGTACTCCTGAAATATCTTGTTCATCCACCTCATCAGACCAAGCAGATTCCATTGTTTCGTATTCTGTATTGTCGTCACAGTCTAAACAATCTTGTTCTTCCATTTCTCCTTCAGGGTAGACATCCATTGGTCCGTTACTTACAAAATCATAGGGTGGTTCAACATTACTAATGTCCATATCAGGAGCATTTCCACCACCAGTATAACCTTGTTCATACATTTCACTTGAATCGATTTCCAAGTCATTAGTTCCCACGACTTCATCATCCTCATTGTCTGGGTCTTCAAAATTGTCGACATAATCATCTTCTACTTGTTCACTTTTTATTCCTTTCATGTGGTGCATTTTTTCAAATGTACCATATTTGTTTCCACCACCTTGTACGTAATCAAATTCTGCATTTCCCAAATCTTCAACGTTATAGATATCGTCAAGATGTCCTGTTTCTTCTAAGGATTCCATTTTGTATCCACATTCATTACATTCTCCCTCATACATTTCACTTCCACACTCGGAACACATAAGTTCCTTACCTTCTTCCATCGCGCCAACTTCACCTTTCCAACCAAATTCCATACATTCCCCTTCACTCATTTCCCTTGAGCCGCACTCATCACAAACATCTTTTTGAACTTGTTCGTTGATTCCCATATTTGTATATGGTTTTACGACGCCTTTATTATTCACTACAGCACCGACTTTATCCTTAGCAAAGTCTTGTACATATAATGGTTGTTCGTTAGATACTGATGATTGTATCGTTCTGTATCCGTCGTATAATGTTCTGTGTTGTGCCAAGATATCATTTTTTTCATCTTGACTCAATCTGCTTGCTAAAAAGTATGCGTTCATAAAAGAATTATTTACTATAAATACCAAATAATTTCGATTTTTCTATTTTCATTAGTTATTGGTGTGTGTAGAATTAGTTGAACAGGTCGGTTTAATTCTATTGATAAAGTATCTTGGTAATTTACTTATCGCCCAAAACACTGACCTGTTTTTTTTATGCCTTTTTTTACTATCTTTGTATTCTAAACAAATCATATCATGCAAACATTAGTATTCAACACAACAACAAAAACAGTAAAAATCTACGAAGGTCCCACTCCAAAGGACGGACAACTTATCTACAATTTAGGGCAAGTTCCAACAGTAAAACCACTTGAAGGATATTACGAAGTAATGCAAAAAGATGAATTTGAAAAATCAATGCCTGTATTACGTCTTCCTATCTCCAACACAAACATGGTAATTTCAAAATAAAAAAATGGACAATCGTTTAACAGAAATATACGAAAACACAATACCTCATAGTTCTTTTTTGAGTGAAAGAGCAATCAAAAGTTGTATGCACCAATCTTATAAGTTGGGTGTTCACGATGTTTTGGAATGGTTGAAAAAACAAAATCACCTCTCTGATAACATAAACTATCTCATTGAAGAGTTTGAGAATCAACACAATCCAAAATGAAAGAATTAGATTTGCACGGGATTTTTCATCGGGATGTTAGAGATAAAGTAGAAAACTTTGTTCTCTTACATTCCACTGAACTCCCTATTAGAATTATTACAGGGGATTCAAACCGTATGAGGAATCTCACAGTTAACATTCTTAATAAACATCATTTTACCTATAATATACCAGCCCACAACCCTGGTGAAATAATAGTTTTATCATGAATTCCATAGACAAACAATATCAAGACCTTCTACTACACATTCTTCGTAATGGTGTAGAAAAAAAAGATAGAACGGGTACTGGAACTAAGTCAATTTTTGGTTATCAAATCCGACATAATATGAGAGAAGGTTTTCCTTTACTCACAACCAAAAAAATGGCTTGGAAAACGATGGTGACTGAACTTCTTTGGTTTTTAAGAGGTGATACTAACATAAAATTTCTTGTCGATAATAATTGCCACATTTGGGATGGTGATGCATATAAAAACTATTTAAAACAATCAAAACGTGAGTTTGATTTGAATACCGCCATGTCTGGTCACCCTCATTTCAATTTATCTAAAGAAGATTTCGTTACAAAAATTAAAGATGATGAAAGATTCGTCAAACATTGGGGTGATTTAGGACCAATCTATGGAAAACAGTGGAGAAAGTGGCAAGGTTGGATGGATTTGAATGATGGTGATAGACGTGGTTCAATTTGGTATGACCAAATTCAACGTTTAATTTACCAACTGAAAACTGAACCCGATTCAAGAAGATTGATGGTAAATGCTTGGAATGTTGCTGAGTTAGATGATATGGTTTTACCTCCATGCCATTATGGATTTCAACTCTACACACGGGAGTTGACCTATAACGAAAGATATAATCATTGGTTCTCAAAAAATTACGAAACAGGTATGGAGTACAATGAAACGGAAGTACCTGATTTTGATAACGAATATTATGAAAAGACACCAACAAGAGCAATTTCTCTGATGTGGAATCAAAGGTCTGTAGATACCTTTTTAGGTTTGCCGTTCAATATCGCGTCTTATGGATTATTGTTGACTTTGCTCGGCAAACTCACAAATATGGTTCCAGAGGATTTAATAGGAAATTTAGGTGATACGCATCTTTATCTAAATCATATTGACCAAGCAAGAGAACAAATTGAAAGGACCTCTTTTGAATTACCGTCAATTAAGTTAGATTTTGATTTTAAATTTAGGGATGGGTATATTGTCGATTGGGAAAATATCAAAGTCGACCAAATCCAAGTTGTAAACTATAACTCCCACCCATCAATCAAAGCACCACTAAGTAATTAATATTATCTATTCAGAGCAGATAATGCCACGTAAAGACCAACAATTTTTTGTGAAAAATTTCTTGCATATCCATTGACCAAATTAATGTTGTCCAAGTCTTTATTGTTTTTTTCCATGTAACTTATAACACCTTGGATAATTTTATCCTTGGCTTCATCAGCATCTTCTAAAACTGCTTGAAAGGCTTCGTCGTCTTCTCTTCCTTCGCCGTAATACCTATCTATATGTTCTTTCCCAGCATATAATAATGGTGATGCTGCAAACATATTGATAATTCCACTTTCTCTTATCTTATATAAAAAATCCCTCAACCATCTCCAATCAAAATTTTCAAAAATGTCGGCATTAGCTATTATATAATTCCAAGTTTGGTCTCGAGTATTCTGTTCTTGAATATTCTCACTTGAAACTTTTTTCCAAGCATCAGTAGATGTTATCAGATTTAACACGCTTCCATTTTCCCATTTAACAGAAATAATGTTTTCATCAGCAGACTCGAATGGGTCTCTAGTTATTTTTTTCACCACACCAATAGTTCCAGCAGGAACAGATGTTTCTCCTTCCATGTGTAATAACATGATAACGTCACTTGGGTTTAATTCTGGATTCAAAGGTCCTTTCATAATAATAAATATTACTGGAGTATTTATAATCGTATGGAATTTTTAATAAGTCAATCACAACTTCAATTGATATTAAATGAACAGAGAAATGATGATAATATCTCTAGTTCATTGAAAAAGATGAAAGCGTTTACCAACAATATGGTTGGTAAAGTTTTGAAAACCTACGACATTAACCTTAAAATGTTTCTAACTTGGGGTACGTCTATCGCAGGGTTAGTGATGCCTTTGAATGAATTTTTGAAATCAGGTAATTTTCAGTTAACCGAAAGTGAAAGATATCTTATATTATCGGGTGTTGCTTTTTTGGTTTTTTTTGAGGAAAAAAGAGGTCTTCTTAAAATTTTGAAAACAATCAAAGAACAGGGTTTTGAAGAATATTTTGACCACGCTTTACTAAAAGCATATCAACTGAAGGATTCATTTACTAAATTCTTACGTTCAACAAAAATCATAACAAGTCAAGTCCTTGAGATTGTCTCATACGCATTTTTAATTCCAATAATCGGGGATATTCGAGATATTGCAATTGGTGTTTCGAATATAACTGAATCATCAATCTTGATTGCTGAAAGATTAATAGCGTCGGGTGTTGTTCTAATTTCTCGTGAAGCGTTAATTGCTTTATTCAGAAAGTTATTTAAGAAACTTCAATAAAGTCATCGGGTTGGATACTATCAAACCTATCTTCTTCTTTTACTAATTCTCCATTGATTCTGTTAACCCTCAAAACCGCGACCGCGTAGATATCTTCAATTTTTTCGATTTTAGTTTCAGGTATAATTTGTTCATATATAAGGTCTTCAATTACAGGTGTAAACCAATCCCTGTCTACTAATATACCCCAAAGTGTTCCTGCAACTATATTAATTTTTTCAGGGTTTGGAACCACTTTTTGTGAGTCAAGTTCAAAATTTAATAATTCCAATTCGAAATTGAACAGACAATTTTCGTTGCGAAGCTCGTATGGTATTTTTTGCCAACTAAACCTACAATTCATATCCAAGGTCTTCTCACCTTGACCAAAGTCTACTGAAATTCCTATCCTATCAAATCTTTCATTACAATTTTCAATTATTTTTTTTAAAGATTCTTTTTTGATGAACATGTATGTATCAGAAAATAATTCTTTACCGTCAACTGTAATTGTGATAGAATATGAAAAATGTTGTCCCAAGAAATCAAAAGCTCCACGTATAATCTCCTGAGTGAATTGGTCAAAAATTGGAGCAATGTATGATTGATTTGGGTCAGGCAAAATTACATTTACAAGGAAACGATAGGCGTTTTCAAAATCTTGAAGAATATCAACTTCTTTGAATTCAAATAGAAAACCTTCTTTTTCAATTACATTCGACTGAAAATATTTTTTCAAAAACTTTAATATGGTAAGGTTCTCATTCATTTTTCTCGTAAGATTCTTTGTATAACTCTTTCGGCTTGGTCTTTGTTCATTCTGTGTTTATGTAGATTGTCGTCGAACCATTTCCTAACCAAACTCTCGTAATCAACTTTTTCACCCCTTGACCTTCTCTTAAAACCAGCTCTTTGTGCCTCCAACTCGTGTTGTTGTGTATAGTATTTTTCGGGATTTTTTGGCTCTCTATTTGGAAACTTAAACCCTTTTTGATGTTGTTTCATGTGCTCAAGTTCATGTCTAATAACTTCATTCAACTCTCCTATGAGTGGTTGTAGGATATCTTGACCAAAACTTGGGTTTGTTTTGATTTCAACAGAAATAACATCCTCATCTTTATAGTAGTCAGCATCAACGTCAAATCCATCAACAGACTCGTCAGATGATAATTGTAAAAAGATTGAAAAAGTATTTTCGATGTATGGGAAATCATATTCCATTTGGTCTTCATACAAATCCTCAGGAAGTCCATACTCTCCGTCCTTCTCTTTTTTTACAATTGTTATAATGTCTCTAACAATTTGTCTAACTACACCATCGAATTTATCTTCTTTAATAAGTTTTTTCATCATTAATAAATACCTCTAAATGGTATTGATAAACCTACACCATACCTGAAACCTTCCATGTAATTTATTCCCAATGTGAAATCCAAACCCTGTCTTGTTTTCGTCAAAATTCTTAAAGGATAAATTTTAAACCAAATATCTGGTTTGACCGATATACTGTCTCTGAAAGACTCAATAAAACCGCCAGCCATCAGGGAAACTTGATGGTTTGTTGCTGATAATCCTAATCGGTTAAATCTGCTTGCAGGAGTTGTATAAATGTAAGGTGTAGGAAAAGAGGTGAGAAGATAACCTCCTATATAGAAACCAAAACCATTTATGTCGCTGTTGTATGTTACCACAACAGTTTTTTGGTCAGGAACCCACATAGCATCACTTGTTTGACTAAAAGAATTTAGACCAATCAGTAATAAAATTGTTGTTAGATATGTTTTCATACTGCAAATATAATATTTTTACCCCACCTTTACAAAAAAATTAATGGTTCAGTCCAAGTGTCTTGTTTTACACATTTTTATAGATATTTAGAAGAATGGAACCAATAATATGTTCTTACGGGTGTGGAAAAGAAGCAAAATTTTTTTTCAAATCAGGTAATGGTTGTTGTGAAAAATCACCTAACACATGTGAAGGGAAAAGAAAAAAAGATTCTGAAAAAAAGAAAGGGAAATTTTTAGGGATTCCATATTGGTCTTTCAGTGGGAGAACTTTACCAATAATACCTTGGAATAAAGGAAAATTAGGGGTCTATTCTGATGAACACAGAAAAAAAATTAGTGAATCGTTAAAAGGGGTTGCCAAAGGAATTGCCTCTTCCCCTGAAAAAGAAAAAGAAAGAAGGATTAAGATTTCTGAAACCATGAAAAAAAATCCTTCGTCGGGAGGTTTAAGAAAAGGGAGTGGTAGGGGTAGGAAAGGTTGGTACAAGGGATATTGGTGTGATAGTAGTTGGGAATTAGCTTGGGTAATTTACAATATAGACCACAATATTAAATTCGAAAGGAATCGTTTGGGATTTGAATATGAATATAAAAACCAAAAAAGAAAATATCATCCAGATTTTAAAATACTAGAAACTTTTTATGAAATAAAAGGTAGAAGAAGTTTCGAAAAAATGGATGAAGAAAATAAAGAAAAGATTAGACAATTCGAAAATAATCTCATAATTTTGTATGAGAAACAAATGAAACCCTATTTAAAGTATGTGACTGAAAAATATGGTAAGGGTTTTATAAGATTGTATGAATAATGGAGAGGGTCCGAATGGACGAGGACACTGACTTGAAATCAGCTGGGTGTAAAAGCTTTGGGGGTTCGATTCCCTCCCTCTCCGCAGATAAAAGGTGGATAACTTCCACCTTTTTTATTTTGACTTGTAAATTTTTATATTCTATCTTTTAAAAAAAATAGTTATGTCCCGAATAGATGAATTAAAAAAACAGTATCCCGAATTGAATGTGTCCTTTTTGGATATGATAACAAATTTGGATACCTCAAAAAGCTACAAATACACTCCATTATTTTGTAAACTTTTTGCAAAAAGACTGAATCTGAAACATAATTCTATTGGTGAAGACTTCAAGGACGTAAAATTGAGATACGAATCTGGTTTGATTAACAAGGGAATATCCACAATGGATTTGACCGATAATCAATTGTTCGTCTATAACATGTTTACTGAGTATTTCCCTAGTGAGATTTTCTTTACTTTGAAAGAGTTCATGTACTTCATGGAGAAAAATCAAATAGAAAATAATGATGTTACCTCTTATTCCACCATCGATGAAATGAGAAGTGCAATAACTTTGGCGTCAATGAAAGAACTCACCAAAGAACTTGAGGGTCAGGTTATAAAAGAATTTGAAGATGAGATTTGGGTTGCGGTTAGACCTTTGACCTTTGAAGCATCTGCAAAGTATGGTACAGGTACAAGATGGTGTACAACATATCAAGCAGAAAAAAATTATTTTGAAAGATATTGGAGAGGCGGAATTCTATGTTATTTCATTAATAAAAAGACTGGTTATAAGTTTGCAGGTTACAGAAGCCTACCAGATAGAGAAATGAGTTTTTGGAACTCCTCTGATAATCGTGTTGACTACTTAGATTTGGAAATCGAAGATTACATGTTTACCAAAATTAGAAAAATTTTTAGTTCCGAGTTTACTAACAAAAACCTTTCTTCGGATGAAATTCAAGATTTGGTTCACAAAGAGTGTATTGAGGCTTACGAACATCTGAAAAAGGAAGTGGACTATAGAGAGGTCCCAATACAAGTGCCTTTGGAACAGTTATTTGAAGACATTCCCAATCAACCAAACGCCGCTTTGAGAGAGGCCGCAGAAAGATATAATGAAACGGGAAATGTTACTATGACTGCGGCTCCAATATATGAACAAGTTGAAGCTCGGATAGTTCCGATGAGAGGATAAATATTAGACCCACCAAAACGGTGGGTTTTTAATTTGTATCTCTTAGTATTTATGATAAGATGAGAACACTTAACGAAATTTTAGACAAATATAATGTTACCGAAAAAAATGGTTCATCAGGTAATTTAAAATCCCTGAAGAAAACCATAGAAGAACTTGAAAAATTTAATAAGGTTCTCCTTCTGCCTTGTTCAAACAGATATAATTGGGATTTGGGTAATATGGATATACCAAAATCTACAATTCTTGCAATGGTTATTGATGAATACCTCGGGGACAAATCAGTTCTTATAGATGTTCCAGAATTGAAAATATACCCTTGTGAGGGTAATGTGTCTCGAGCCGAAGGTAACTCCTGTGGTTTGAAAAAAGCAATGCTCAAAGACAAAACAAAAAATCCGTCAGGAGAGCATAGATGTTGGGCGAGTCTTAATAACAAAGACGATGAACTTTGGAAAATTTCGAAAGAGCTTTTAGAATCCGATGCTGTGATTTTCTTTTCTTCAGTCAGATGGGGTCAGGCAAACATGTTTTATCAAAAATTGATTGAAAGACTTACTTGGTTAGAAAATAGACATACAACATTGGGAGAAACCAATATTATAAAAGACATCCAAAGTGGATTTATATGTGTAGGTCAAAACTGGAAAGGTATTGATGTTGTTGATACCCAAAAAAGAGTTCATTTCTATTATGGATTCAAACCAAACGATACTTTTTATTGGAACTGGCAGTATACTAACAAGGTTTCGGATGAAACTCAAAGGTCTTACAAAGATGCCTTCCCTAAGTTTGTTGAAAAATTTGATATAAGAGACTTAATCTAAACGTCTCTAAGAATTTTTTCCAGTTCTTTCCAGTTATTTGAAATATCTTTTTTTGTTTTCCCTTCTGTTAAAATTAAGGTTACGTTGTCGGATTTTTTTACTGGTACTTTACCTTTCAGCTTTTCATAAATCTCTCCTTTATCAACCATCCCCAAAACACCCTTAGTTTGATACTTCCTGAGTTTTTTCAAGAACTCATCATGGGTATAAGGTAATTTATAATTTTTGTTTTCGTAAAAGAATTTTCTATTTGTTTCAGGATTCAATAGTTCAACTCCACCGTTTTTTATTCTATTTTTGGTATGGACTAAAGTTTTAAATATTTTTCCGTAGTGGTCATCGTTATTGATATGTCCTGCACATGAAGGCGTTGTGGAAATATTTTTTTTGTGTAATCCTATTACTATTTCTTTTAAATCTTCATCTAAAGTGTTGTAGAAATTTTTGTTGTTTGGTAGAACAAATTCTCTTGGTGATTCATAGAAAAAAAACCACGGGCACTTTGGCGTTTGTAACCAAAAACCTTTGTGGAAATTTTCATGAGGTATCAATTCAGAATTCAATTTCATAGTTCTTCTATTTCAACAACGAGATTACCTTTTCCCTTTATAACTCTATGCCAAACAAGTTTTGGAATAAAAAGTTGTTTCGCAGATTCCAATTTGGTTGGCAACGAATCTTCCATTTGAAATTTCCAATCACCACCATCGATTACTGTGACCTTTCTGTCTTTAAGGTCTTGATGCCATTTCAATTCCTCCGATTCAACGTCAGGACTGAAAATCCTTATCAATTTTCCTTCTTTTTCAATTTGTTCAAATGGATATTCCATATTAAAATAATGGTCTTTTGTCCCAATGAATTTTTACCTTAGAGTTTATTGAAAATATTTTCAAAAAATCAACTATTCTTTTTTCTATACCCGACAAAGACATTTTGGGCGTGTTCTTTGGAGTAACATCAATGAAAACATGGAATATTGGAGGTTGGTAACTTCCGAGTCTTAAATCATTAATGTTCAGAGATATCGGTTCACTTCTATTTTCATTGTAACTTGGGAGCACAATATTATCAAGATAACCTTGTAAATAATGGTGGATTCTTTCGGTGTTCATTACCAAGAGTTTGAGGATGATAATCCCAACTGTTTGGCATATCTACCGACATTACAAGACCAGTATCCTGCAGTTGTTCTATCTTTCTTTTGGTCACATCTGTGTCTAGCTCTGAAAGATTTGGCTGCCCCTTTATTTCTATTTCTTACTTTCAGTTTGGGGTCACCAAAAGTCACTTTTTTAACACCACCACCTGGTGATTTCACATATACTGCAAATTTCTTCGGTCCTCCAGGTGTTCTGAATGGTTTACCAAGTTTTACATTTTTTCCTCTGTGTTTTGCTTCTTCTAAAACTTCTTCTTCATCTAATTCAAAAGGAGCGTCCAAATAAACAATTTCTTCACCTATCTTTACTCTTTCACCTAAATTACTTTCAACCATCATAGTATCTTCTTCATTTAAATGAATTTTACCTTGTGACCAAAGTTTTCTAACCTCATTTACGAGGTCAAAGTAACCTTTAGAATAGACTCTAAAAACATTATCTGTTAAGGACAAATTATTGTCCATATGGTATTGAAGTGCGTCCGACACCTCAACATTTTCTTTCAAAACCAAAGTTTCATTAACTTCTTTTTCGAGAGCCTCTTTAATTATTTGTCTTAAATTTTTCATAAATTATGAATTTGGCTTTAATACTGCTAGTACTTCAGGATATTCTTTATCAAGAACTTCCTCGTTCTTACCCTCATAGGGGATATTTTGTAAAACATATCTGATAGCGTTTAGACCTGAAACTCTTTTGTCCTCAGCATCAATAATAACCCAAGGATGATTAAGAGTGGACGTTTTATCAAATAACTTTTCTTTGAACTCTGTAAATCTATCCCACAAATCTTGCATTTGCGAATCGTTTGGAGAATACTTCCAATATTTTAAAGGAGATTGTTGTCTCATTTTAAATCTTCTTGATTGAGTTCCCTTGTCGATTGAAAACCACAACTTGAAAAGATAATCTCCGTCTTTTACTAAATCGTTTTCGAAATCCTCAACGTTTTCCATAAAATCTTCATATTCTTCAGGTGAACCGTAACCCATCACAGGTTCTATCAAACCTCTATTATACCAACTTCTGTCGAAAAGGTTAATCATTCCAGGTTTGATTTGTTTTCTATATCTACCCCACCAATCTTTCTTATCTTCTGGTGTAGGAACACCTAAAGCAATTACGTTATAGTATCTTGGATTTAAATTCTCAATGAACTTTTTAATTGTAGAGCCTTTTCCCGCAGAATCCCTTCCTTCAAAAACAATAATGACTGTCTTATTTGTTTTTTTGAGCCATTCCTGTAATTTGAGAAGTTCAACTTGAAGTTCGTATAGTTCTTTTCTGAATACTTTTTTCGGAATCAATGATGGCTCTTCTATTTCGAATTCGTAATCTTCGCTTTCAGGTTCTATTCCGTATCCACTCCTTTCCCTGTATTTCAGGGAGGTCAGAATTTTACCTAAATAATCTTCAACGTTTTTACTTCTATCACCTTTTTTCAACAAAACTTTTCTTAGACCTCTATTCATCATGTCGAAATCAATAATCTGATTGTTAGAATAATCAGAAATATCCATCAACATTTTTTCAATTTTCTTATTGTAAAGTTTAAGAAATTGTAAAGTTTCGACAAAACTTTTCAGGTTAACATTCATTTTAAGGTTACTCACCTTCTCCTCTTCTGATATGAAACCCATAACAGCACGTATTCTCCCAACTTCATTTAATATAGACATCCAAAATTGTTTATTAATAAATACTATTTTAATCCAAAAATCTGTATTTATAGATACCAAGATACTTTATCAAATGAAGATTTTTCTATCATTCATACTAGTCATGTTATGTTTTGTTCCTATCCACGAACAAGACCCAAAGAGGATTTATATACATCCGATTGAAAACAAAATTCAAATAGGTCCTATGGTAAAAAACCGTAACCTAACATTTGGAGTAAAAAACATAATATTAGAGAGTCTACAAGAGATGGACTACACACTTGCAGATTCGATTCAAAATTCAGATTACTCACTCAAAGTCGAGCTCATATATTTCGACACCACCCGTAACACCATTAGGTTTGGTTCTAACGGGTACGAAACAGTGGAAAGCGTCTGATGTAAATAAAAATGGTGTTATAGATTTTGGAGACGCTTATTTGGTAGCATCTCACATTACAGGTTTCAGACCAATTACTGAGGTTCTTTGGTTTTCCTCGACAAATTATGATTTGATAAACAAAAATAACTTTGGTACTATCACTCCTGTTACCTCATTCACATTAAATTTTGTTACAACAAGTTTAACTCAAAACATCAAATATTGTGTTTTGGGGGATGTTAACTTATCTCATTCCTCACAGTAGAAAGTATTTATATAAAAAGTAAATTACTATGCTACTTAAAGTTGGGTCTAAAGGAGAAGACGTAAAAAAACTCCAATCTAAATTAGGTTTAGGTTCAGATGGAATTTTTGGTAGAGGAACTGAGGAAGCGGTGAAATCGTTTCAGTTAAAAAACGGTCTAACCCCTGACGGTATTGTTGGTGAACAAACATGGCAAAAAATTATGGGTCAGGCGGTTTTGATTACTGAACCCGCAAAACCTACTCAAGTTTCACAACCTGTGGTTTCAAGTGGTAATCTAAAGTTGGAAAACCTGAAAGGACATATTCCTGATACTGTAATTTCTCAAATTCCTGAAACGGCATCAAAGTTTGGTATCGACACCCCATTGAAGTTGGCACATTTCTTGGCACAATGTGGCCACGAATCGGGCGGATTCAAACTCACTCAAGAAAACTTAAATTATTCTGCACAAGGTCTTAAAAATATATTTCCAAAGTATTTTCCAGGTAATCTTTCAGAATCCTACGCAAGAAACCCACAAAAAATTGCAAGTAAGGTTTATGGTGGTAGAATGGGTAACGGTGCTGAATCAACAGGTGAAGGATTTAAGTTCAGAGGTAGAGGATACATACAATTAACAGGAAAAGATAATTATACCGCATTCGGTAAAGCAATTAACGAAGACGTTATTTCAAATCCTGACTTGGTTTCAACAAAATATCCTTTATTATCTGCTGCTTGGTTTTTTAGTAAGAACTGTTTGAAAAGATGTGTAGATGCGTCTGATGCAACTGTAACATCTGTTACAAAATGTGTGAACGGGGGAACTATCGGTTTACCTGATAGACTTAAACATTTCAAAGAATACTACAAATTATTATCCTAAATTTTTTTTGATAGTTTTTTGTTGGTATCTTTGTGAAAACTTATTTTATGGAACTTATCATGGACATCAACAAGGCAAAATCAGAAATTAATTGGATTATAAGAATGGTAAACTCAGTCAGGTCAAAAGACCAACTAGATACTGCGTTGAAATGTTATTTCCTTTGGGAATTAAAACATTTATCAAAAAATCCTAATCATCCTTTACGGTCAGTTCTTAAAAGTGAGTTTTGGGCCTGCTATAAGAATAAAGAATCTCAATTTTCTTTCCCTCAATAGGTTGCAAATTGATATTTTTTGTAGATTTAATATATTTATCTCTACATCACTCTTTGGAGTGTTCTCATATATCCCTTTTCCAAAAGACCCGTCAGATTTATTTGTCGGGTCTTATTTTTTTTAATATATTTGCACTATGGAAGAAAAGGAAATTTATCAATTTATTGAAACCGCAATCATAAGATGGTCAAATGATGGTACAAAAACCGCAGGAACATTAACAAGAGAAATTATAGAAATAATAAAACAAAACAAATGGAAATAAAATTTGCAGATAGTTTTTGGAAGTCATTGAAAGTGATGGCAAGACATCAAACTTGGTGGTATAAAACCTATGAAGTTTTTAGATATAAAATACCTATGTTTTTTGAAAACGTTTGGTATTTCAGAAAGGTGCTTTGGAGATTCAGGTCTTGGGATTATACTTTTAACTTAATGATGCTGTCCAAATCCCTTGAAAAAACAGCACACACACTTGAATTTCATGGATTTGAAATCGAAGAAACCAAAAACAAAAAGGTTGAAAAAATTAAGAGGGTTATCGAAATCATCAATTCTTTAAACGAATCAAACTATATTACTAAAGCCGAAGAACAACTTGGAGAGTTAAGAGGTGTTGAATTTTGGGAAGATAAAGAGGACACTCCTGAAGATAAAGAACACAATAAAAAAGTTTTTGACTTATCCTCAAAAATGGAGGAGGATGAATGGAGTGAATTGTTTGTTATTCTTAAGGGCCAAAATCATCAAGATTATGCCAAGTTGATGGATAACGCAACTGAAGAAGAAAAAATGAAAACTGACCTTTGGAACAAGTGGTTTGATGGGTCAGGTATGAAACATTGGTGGGATTAAAAAATAATTAAAATATGTGGAAAGTTTATCTGTTAATGTACACGATTGTTGCAATAATATCCTACCTTTGGGTTCGAGGAATTGATTATATGAATCGAAATTACCCTGATTATAAAGGGGAGGATTTTTTAAATTGGGACGAAGATGAAAACGATAAAAATAACATTCATAAGTGATACTCATAACAAACATGAGTACTTAACCTCTAAGGCATACAACAATATCTTAGGTAGTGGTGACGTACTTGTTCATGCGGGTGATATCAGTATGATGGGTAAGACAGGAGAAATCAAAAATTTCTTAGATTGGTTTTCTAATGTTAATTACACTCACAAGATTTTCATTGCAGGTAACCATGATTGGGGATTTGAATTGATTAGTGATATTGCACCCGAATATAAAGAGAAAGGTGTTCATTATCTTTTCGATAGTGGTGTTGAAATCGAAGGAGTGAAGTTTTATGGTAGCCCGTGGCAACCTGAGTTTTTCAATTGGGCATTCAACCTGCCAAGAGGAGAAAAACTCGCAGAAAAATGGGCTATGATTCCTGGTAATACCGACATCTTAATCACTCACGGTCCCGCACATGGAATGCTGGATTGGGTTCCAAATAGTCAAAGAGTTGGTTGTGAGGATTTGTTCCAAAGAATCATGGAAATTCAACCTAAAATCCACGTTTGCGGTCACATCCATTGTGCCTATGGACAAAAAAGTTTCAACGGTGTAGAATTTTTAAATGCATCTGTGTTAGGTGAAAGATATACTCATGAGAATAAACCAATTTCTCTTTTATTTGATACTGAAACAAAACAAATCGATTACCCATGAAAAATGAAACTGTAATCTCAGAACTCAAAAAGTTGAATCCTGATGATTCTGTGAAAGTCACTGTAGACCTTTATAGAAAATCTCTTCTTGAAATTTGTTATCATAATGGTTCAAAGTATGGTAAAAAATTTACTTGTGATAGTGAAACATATTGGAGAGGTGCAAGTCTTGCTTGTGAACAATTCAATGTTCAAGAACTAATTGAACTTTTGGAATCCAAAGAGTTAAGCGAACTTCAAGATGTGGATTTCCCTGATTTGTCTGTAGAGGCCACTACGGATGGTAACGTTGACGTAACTAATGTCGAATGGGAAGAACCCTTAACTGAAGAAGAAGAGTCAGAATTCAGTTCTATGGACTTATATTGGGATTCTGAGATTACAGATTCTGAGTTAAATTTTGGAGCAGGTAGTATTCACACTATGATAATTGAAAAAGATGATTCTATAATTGCAAAAATTTCTGAAAATGAAAATTAATGACGGTCATTATTTAGAATTAATGGATAGACTACACGTTCAAACATGTATGATTGATTCCCATCTATCAAGTCATCCATTAACTAAAAAATTAAAAAAAGTTAGAAAACTAATTGATACTGCTCAGTGGTCACTATTGGAAGCTTATCAAGTGGTTGGACAAAAAGATTATGAAAGAGAACAAAAAAATAACCCAATTGCTGAAGTTATATTTAGACGACATAAGAAGTCCGAAAAGTGATGGTTGGACAATTGTTAGAGACTATGATGAGTTTGTAAAATTCATTGAAAAAAACGGACTTCCTGATGAAATTTCTTTTGACCATGACTTGGGTGAAAATACTAAAACGGGGTATGACTGTGCAAAATGGTTATGTGAATACTGTTGGATGAACGGGATTCCAATTCCTACATATAACGTTCATTCTGCTAACCCTGTTGGACGTGATAACATAATTGGTATACTTCAATCATTTGAAAAAAAGTTGAATAATTAAAAGGTGAGATAAATCTCACCTTTTTTTGTATTTATATACATGAGTGTTTTATCAAGACAACCCTTAAAAATTTTACTTACAGTATCAAAATTATTGATAGAAAATGAGTTTTATTATAAAAACCCTTGGGACGACACTGATGATAATATGAGTAAATTGAAAACTAGTACAGGGTGGATTGGAGAAAATTTTGATGAAGACGATATGGAATTTATCGCAGCCTTTATATTAGAAAATCTAAAAACAATACTCAGTTCTATACATAATGAACTAACAAACTCTGAAGCGATTGAAAGGTTATCAATACCAAGAAAACATAACTATAAGGTTTGGTATGAAATATGGGGGTCCGCAACACTAACTGAGAAATATAATACTAGATGGGAATCTTACCATAAAAATTGGGTAAAAGATTCATTGAGGCACAGTTATAATGAAGGAAATTTTGATTATTTTCAAGGAAATTATGACGAACATGAATCAGATAATTTTGAACCTGATAATTTCGACATAACTTACGTTAATGAATTGAATGAAACAAAAAAACCAATCTTGGACAAATTGGTTGTTGAAAATACCAAGGACTTATTAGATAATTTGGATAGAGATACTTTGGTGAAATTGAGAAATCTAATTAATCAGAAGCTTTCTTCTTAGCTTCTTTTGCAAGTTGACCGATTGTTTTTTTCTTGGACCCAGGGTGTACGTATCCCCTTTTGTATTTATATTCAACTTCTACAGGACCATTTGTTGTGATTTTGCTGTTATATCTCCATATTGAGATACATTCATCATCTTCAAATACGTATTCGTATTTTGTTGGTTTTGGTTCGGGTTTTTTTTCGAATGGCATAAAGCAAATTTACTCATTATCACACTTAACACCAAGAAAATCTTCATCAAAAGATTTTGGTAATCCTTTACCAGAATCGTATACCCAATTACCGCAGTCTCTTTTTTTCTCTGCAGGGTACACCAAAATTCCACCTATATCGTATGAAAGTAATTTTGAATATTTTGCTTGGAAACTTTTGATTTGGATTGGTATCCACTTATCATCAAACTTGACCATTAGGTCACATTGAAATGTTATATCAACTAAATTTCCATAAGATGAAAAACTTTTGATATTTCCCTCAGGTATTCCATTCATCAATAAATCACTTATGAAGTCCCTTTCTGCCAACTCACCTTTTTCTGTAGTTTTTCTAACCCTTTCAACCATTCGATTGTAATCATAATCAGATTCAGAATCATCGGCACTAATCAGTAATGATATTATATCTACGTCTGCTAAACTCAACTCGGGTACTTTCAGTTTTATCAAATTGCTTTGTTGTGGACCAAACTCGGACAAATCTACCACTTGGTCAATCGGCCTTTCCTCAAAATAACTTTTTACCTTTTCATTAACAGTATTTCCCACCAATAATCCTGCAACATCGCTTTTAGCAATTAATTTTATCCAATTAGTATAATTTGTGTTAATTCTATTCAAAATAGACCAATCATCTTTCTCAACAAAACCAAAAAAATCTCTTGCACCTAACTGTCTAATTAACTTGTTACATTCGTTCGTTATAGTAGATTTATATTCTCTATCGGGAAAATCGAATTTTCGACCAGTATCCTGAATGTTATTTTTGAAAAAAATAAGGTCCCTCACGTTTTGTAAAATCCAATTTCTTTCGGGTTGTCCTACCTTAACGTTTTTATTATTCTTGAGCATGATTTTTTTATTGCTCCTAATTAGGTCATTATAGGTTTTAGTACCTAAATACTTAATCAAATCATGTATTTTCTGATTTGTTCTTATCGAATCCAGAATAGAAGTTGCATAATATTCTTTTTTGAATTGTGAAACGGCTTTGTTGTACTCGGCTTTTGTAATCTTACCGAAAACTTTCAATTTTCGGCCTATGTCTCGTAAAGTAATATCAGGACCTTGATAATTTCTTAACATTTCATAGGTATCATACTTCTCTACTTGTTCTACCAAGAATTTTCGAATTACTTTATTCATTAACAATAAATACCGAAAATAAATAAAAACCTTTGAATGTTTAATTTCCTGTATAGTTCCCAATAAATGTTAAGGGTTGATTGTTTTCCAAGGCTTGGAAAATTAAATTTTCAATATTTTGTGCAGGTACTCTATAATGTACTCTAATGAGTTTTATTCCTTTCTTGAAACAATAATCGTCTTTTAATTTATCGTTTACCTGGGTAATTTTGAAATTTTCCAATCCATACTTTGAACTTGGTTTAAAATGTTGTTCACCGTCATATTCTATTGCAGTATTAATTTCAGGGATATAGAAATCTAATCTTAATGGTGAACCTCCTATACCCTTCAAATCAGGAATCGTTACTTCACGATTTTTACATCTTCTTGATTCCAAACATTTTGGGTCAATTAAACCTTTTTCAACCAAAATTTTTGAAACTAATTTTTCTCCTGCGGATTCATCTTCAGGAACAAAATGGGACGATATTGAATCCCAAAAACCTGGTACAGATTTGTTCAATTTTCTCGCCGAAGTATAATGTAGCGGAGAATTTTTTCTGAACTCCGCATCGGTTTTGAACTTTTTTGCTTCTTTGTTAAGGTCTTCATCTGAATACCTACGTTTTCTATCCAAGTAACATTCTCTACAACCTATTCCTTGTAAATGTTTATGAGGAGTAACCTCAAATTCTCCGTGTTTGGGGCATATAACTTTAATTTTCGAATGAGAATCTTTATAGTCAGTTTGACTATAATCGTACTTATCTCCATGTACCTCTTTTGCTTGTCGTATAAATTCTTGGGGGTCTGTTTTGTTTCTTTCTAACCAACACTGTGGACATCCTTGACCTTGTAAATGTTTTCTTGGCTTTTGTTCAAATTCTCCGTGTTTGGGACATATAATTTTAACTTTATTTTCGATGCCAATATAGTCAGTCACTGAGTAATCGTATTTTGGATTACCATTGTCGTCGACATGTATTTTTTTTGAAGCATCAATGAAGTCCTGAGTAGTATTTTTTTTTCGGCCACCTACTTCAATCAATCGGGTATACTGTGATTCTGTTATGATAATTTTCATCAACAATAAATACCGATGTAAAATTAAAATCCCCTTCATTTGGAAGGGGATTAGTTAATTTACTCTTCGGGTTTTCCTTTGTTAATCCATTTGTCTATTGAGCCGATTCCAAAAGAACCAAGAACTAACCAAAGAAATGCATTGAAGATGAACTCGTTAATCACAAGGTCTTTACCTAATGAACCTGTTATGATATCTGCAATGGCAAAACTAGTCATCATAACAAAAGCTAAAAATCCAACGACACTTTTTTCATTGATTGAGTTGTTGTCGTTAAACAACTGTGTAAAAAATTTTTTCATAGTATTGGTAATTTACTTACCAATAAATATCTTTCAATTATTAAACTTGCACAGTTCGTGTACCCAAATTGGTCTTGCTGTTGCCTTTTTTTTATTTATAAAAATCATTTTTTATCCACACTGACCCCAATTTATCACAAGAGTTCCTGTAACTTGAATAAAAGTTGCACCATCTGTAATTGTGAACTTCGCATTTATCGGAGGGATGTTCAGTTCTTTATTTCCAAACACATGGTCACCAGGTCTCAACAAATGAAAAGGCTTATAAGAATAAATGGTAACGTTGCTAGGTGTTCCATAATCTATTGATTCGCAAACGTCTTGATACCAACCTCCAGTAATTAACCTTTCCATAAAAATTGGGGTAGATGAAACTGTGGGTGTTGGTGTATAAGTTGGGGTTGGAGTTGGTGTATGGACTGTGGGTGTTGGTGTTAGTGTTGGTGTAACGGATGGTGTTAGTGTAGCAGTAGGGGTTGCTGATGGACAAGGTCCAAGATTTTCAATGGTCAAAGGTGAACTATATTCTTCCTGAATTAAATTTTCAGCACAAACATAAGCCCTATCTAAAGGGTTCAAGGGGGAAACACTTATAATTCCTTCAGTACATCCAGTCCATCTGTAATATCCTTCTTCAACATTGTTATAATTGGTAATTTCGTAGTAGTTACACGCCATAACAATAAATAGAATGGGTGTATAAAAAAAAAGGGGACACCGCCGTGTCCCCCTAATCTCCGTCGAGATAATTTTGGTCTAATTTTTTTGGACAATGGGCGAGAGACCGATAAACCCGAGGAAGTGGACAACTTCTGTTTCTAATTTAACGCCCGAAACATCCAAAAAGGGCTGTGGTTTTTAGTTTATTAAGGATTAAACTGGATTCACCTTTCCGTATAAACCTCCCGTGTTTTGATTAACCTTTTTTTCTAATTTATAAAGCGGAGAAGAAATAAGGTTGGGTGAGTATGGGTAACCACCACAAAAAAAACATTCCGCTGTCCATTTGTCTTACAAAGATAAGAAAGATTTTAATGCCTTCCAAATCTTTTCAAAAAATTCAGATAAAAATCTGAATTTTTTGTGGTTGGGAGTGGAGTCGAACCACTGGCTCACGGTTTTCACCCGTTGCTCTACCCTAAACCCCGAAGAGTAACTGAGCTACCTCAACCAATTGTCTTACAAAGATAAGTTATCTTTTTCAGACCGCCAAATTTGTAAGAACTTTTTTTTTGTTTGAATACCGAGTATCTTTCATCGCCTGTAAGTTTCAAACTCAATACAAATTTAATCAGAGATTTTCATTCCGTCAAATTTTTTTTAATATTTATTTTTATGAAAAACTTTTTATTAATTACAATCTTTTGTCTGAGTGGATTTGTATCTTTTTCTCAAGATACAATCAGAGTTAAACACACCAACTATAGTACGGTTTTTTCAAAATCAAAAAAGTACCCTATAGTTGTAGAATGGTGGGTCACCAAAAAAATGGTGGATTGTCCAACACCACTGAAAAGAAAAGATAACTTCAAACCTGACCCAAAAATTTTAAAATACACTGATTTAGCGAAAGATTATGTTGGAAGTGGGTTTGATAGGGGTCACATGATGCCAGCAGCAGATAACTTATGCCAAACTCAAGAAGTACAAGATGAGTGTTTTTATTTCTCTAACATGTCTGCCCAGTATCACAGTTTGAATGCTGGTGATTGGAAATCATTAGAAACTTTTGTTAGAGATGAAGTGAAAAAAACAGATTCAATTCGCGTTTGGTGCGGTAACGTGGGTGAAATTAAAAAAATTGGTTCTGTTTCTGTTCCAAAATATTGCTGGAAAGTTATTTATATTAAAAAAGAAAATATTTGGAAATCTTTTTTGTTTGAAAACACAACCACAAAACCAGATGGGTTTCAAAACAACGAAGTAAAATTATCTGAGATTGAAAAGCTGACTGGTCTTAAATTTAAGAGTTCATAACTCCGTCAAGATATTTTTTTATTGTTCTTCTTATTTTTTGTTCCCCAAGAGCAATCCACTCTTCTTCAACCATATTGAAAATTTTTCCTACAAGATACTTTTTGTTTCCAAGAAGTGGTTTTGTTTTATCTTCAATTTGAATAAAAATAGCAGGTTTGTTCATCCACTGCATATCAACTTTATGGGTCGGAAAATGTCTTTTCAGATAAGTTAGAAGTTCATCTGAGGTTTCATTTTCATATTTTGATAAAATATCTTTTCTTTCTTGCTCGGTGATACGCATATTCATAAATATAGGTCTATTTATTTGAAAATCTAACTATGGCAAAAGCAAAAGGTGGAGCAAGTGTATCAAGAAAAATTTCTTTTGGTAAAAGAAAAGGTGGGTTAGCAAAAAAATCTTACAATAAACACAATCCAAGACCGAAAGCTTACAGAGGACAAGGACGTTAAGTTTAGTTCCTATAAAAATTAATTACATTTTTATCATGTTAGATAAGAAAAGAAGACTCTTTCGCCTAATAGAATCCTACATTAATGATTTTCAAAAAGAAGCTGTGGAGGAGATGTATGGTGTTGGCACAAAAATTAAAATCCACAGTATGTCTGAATCTTACGCTCAAAATGCAATTCTATTCGAAGCAATTATAATTTTGGGGGACACAATTACGGAACAAGTAATGGATAGAAAGTTAGCGGATGTTTTAATACAAGATGCTATGATATATTTTTTTCCTGACCAATCAATTAAAACAATGGTTAGGTGGGATTCTTAACGGACCTTTTTCTCATTTCGTCCAATAACTCACTATTTTCTTTTTGGAGGAATTCTACTTTAACGGTAAGGGCTGAAACTTTTTCTGTAAGTAATAATATGGTTTTTCTCATATCATCCTTTTCTCTTGAACTTTCTTGTAACAAAGCCTCTAATTTTGAAATTCTATCTCTACAGTCATGACGAATAAATTCTTCATCTCTTTCTTTTCTCATAGCTCTTTTTTCATAAAATCTCCAAGCACTTGCGGAACCTAAAACAGTCACGATTGTGATTACAACTGTAAAAATATTTGATGAATCCATTTGGGACGTTTTAATTTATAAATAGATGAAAGTCAATAAAAAAATATTTTTTTTGTTTTTGGCCTTCTGACGGGATGGAAATAATTATTATTCTTATAGAATAATAATAAAAGTTATAAAATATAAAAAAACTAGTAATACTAGTTCTAGACGAATTTAGGTAAAATCAACACAACACTCTAAGTTCAAAAGACTTTCCAAAAAATTGGTTACCTCGTTAATTGTGTAATTTGATTTATGATAATCATCACTACCTTCTTTTATTTTGACTGATAAAAAAATGGTATGTGAATCAGGTAACCATTGGTCTTTTTCTCGGTCATACTTTTGTGTTGGTAACACAATCATTTCGTTAATCAATAATTTATCACCATAGGAAAGTTCCAAAGAATCTTCCACCAATCTTTTTATGCGTTTAATTTTGTCCACGTCATATCTGAATTTAAAACAACCGAATATAAATGTTTTTTGTTCCACTCATTAGGAGCAATCAAAGACAAGGTACGTCCACCATCAGTCTCTTCGTAGAGGTGGTATATCTCCCCTATAATCGGTTCAAATTTATATCTTGACTCGTAGACCTCCTGTTGTAAAAGAATTGAATTTTGAAGGGTTTCTGCTTCTTTAACGAGTTCTTGATATCGTCTCTTAATCACCCTATCTACTTTATTAAGACCATGACTTTTGAATGAAGTTAAATCCGTAGGTTCAATCTTTGGGGCACCTACGTGCGTAGGGTATGGAATACTCTTTGGTTCTAAATTAACTTTGTCCAAGTGTGATTGAGTCGACATAAAAAAAAAGTCCCTGTGTTTAGGGACAATTTTATTAAAAATATTTTATAAAAACAATTACTGACCTTTAATCATTCCAATTCCGTGTTTTAAAAACTCTTTTGCTCTTGGAGAAACGTGTTGCATTCCATAAACTTTTTCTATATCTTTTACAAGTTCTTCACCATGTTCGTTTTCTTTGTAAAGTTCAATGATTTTGTCCATTGCTTTCGAACATTCTTTTTTTGTTTCGTCAAAATAGTTGTAAGGTTTGAAAGATTTTAAATGGTTCATGATTTCATAAGCTAAGTGCTCACCACCATCAGAAACCTTAGGATGAAGTCTTAAAGTTTTCAAAAGTTCAAGTCTGTCGACCATTCCTCTTATACCATTTTTTCTTAGTTTCACTCCTTCGATATAATCATCATCTTCATCGGCACCAACAATCTCTTCCAAAGATTTTGTGTTTCCTGCGTGGCAGAATTTTCTATCCTCAGACTTTTCAGATTCAGTAACTTGATAAATTTGTCTGATTCTTTGTTTTTCCTCTTCAGTTATAATAAATCTTTTACCCATGTCTATAAATACTGCAATCTTTACAAAATTATTTAGTCCATAGGTTTATGTATAAAGGTAATTTTATCGTTATCCGACAAATGTTCTTTTGTAAAAGAAAAAGGACTATAATCAAACTTATAAAAACATGGTTTGAAAAACTCATAAATCAGTTTAGCACTTTTTTCATCATATACATCTTGAAAGGAGTGATGTCTTTCGTTTCTGAATGGATTTTCAGAAATTAAGGTCAAAATCCTATTAATTTCTTCATCATCTTTAGAAATGAAAGGAAGATTCATAATATCCTCTTGTAGATTTTCCATTTTGATATAAAAATCAACAGTCTGTGTATCAAAAGTCCATTTTTGGAAATAATTTCTAACATCATCATATCGGGGACTTAAAAAAACGTATGGACCCAAGGACCAAAAATTTTCATTTACCCAACCTAAGAACTTTCCTTTGAATTCTGTATTATTTTTTAATATTGGTTTTTCTAAATAGAATTTTTGATAACAAGCAAAAACTCTGTCGTAGGGATTTCTAATATTTGTGATTACACTGTAGTCCAAATAATCCTCTAATATATCATTTTCGTGGGAATGGGTATTTTTTCTAAAATTCACCAATTTGTAATCATTTTTCTTGGTGATTGAAAAAAAATTATACTTTTCAAAAATTTTTTTGGTAATTGAACTTCCAGTTCTCTCAGGTGCAAGCCATATTACTCTGTTCTCATTTGAAACATTCATATTTTAATGAAATTATTAACATTTTGGATTGTGTAAACAGAATCATACCTGTCTTCACAAAAATCCCAAAGTGTTTTGAATTTCAAATAAGGATGTTTACGGGATTTTGACCATTTTTTTGCAGTTTGAAAATCCTCGACAGTCCAAGATAATTTACGTGTAGGCGTTTTAACAAAAAACCCCCTAATTTTTAAGAATAATTCGAAAATCAGGATTTTAAAACTATAAATAAAGTTTTGAAGTTTCATTGAAGATTTTTTTACCAATTATTTCTAATCTATCAATCTCTTTTTGGTCTTTTTCGGAAACCTCAAAGTTTTTGGCCTTAATTTGTCTTATTTCCTCTTGAACTTTCTGATATTGGTAAAGATATCTGTTATATAGTTCGGCTTTTTGTTCGTTTGTGAGTCTTTGCATGATGATGTTTTTGAAAAAATAAAAAGAAGGAACAAAATGTAAATTATGTTCCTTCTTTAGTTGAGTTGTAGATTGAATTTAATTCATCTACCACTGAAAATATCTTGTTTTTGGTATCTTGTTTGACTTTTTTCCCAACTTTGAACAAGGAGTTTAATTCTTTCAGTTTTCCCATGATTTCATCCAAGGAATCTTCGACATTTTCATTACCTGTGCTTGTATCGTATTGAACAGGTTGAACATAAATGTCCAAATCCATCGCAGCGCTGTTCGAACCCGTTTCTAATAACCTTTTATATTGTTTTTTAGTAATTAGAATTGTTCTCACAAGTCTTATGCGTTTGATAAAATCACGTTGAATATTGTTGATGAATTCAATGAATCCCAATCCAACAATAATTCTTCACTATTTGAAGAAACTTCTAAGTTCGAACCGTAGTCATAGTCACCTTTTAGTTTATTACCAGCAATATCCGATAAATTTAAATAAACACCGTCATTTGCCTTGAATAAAAGTTTGAAGGTCCCCAAAAATATACCACAAGCCTCGTCTGAATATACATTGAAAATTTTATCAGACGTAACATCTACAATTTCAACTGTTATGTCTTCAGTATCACCTGATGGTTTGTGAATGAATGTATCATTCTCTAATTTTATAAATCTATTAGATTCATTTCTTACGTTTAAGATTGCCATAGTTTGATTTTCTATATAAATATCCTAATTTTCATTAAGAAATATTTATTGTTATGAAATATCTCCTCACAATACTCTTTTTTATACCAATTTTCGTTTTTTCTCAATCTGAGAAAGACCAAAAAGCTAATATCAGAAACGGAAGTCAAACTCAATCAAATAATACTCAAAGCAGAATAACCACAAATGAGGTTTTCCAAAAGCAAGAGATTAGACGCGAATCTCAGACACCAAAAAAGCAAGTAATTATCCATCAAAGACCCATTTACGGTAATCCATGGGGTTGGAATAGGTGGAACAGATGGGGTGCTCCTTATTCATATTTAGATTACTATGATTGGAATATCTATGATAGATGGGGATACAGAACTCCAGCAAGAATTTACACCTATTCCGATGGTAAAAGAGATACAATCGTAAGTAGAAAAAACAAAACAAGAGTTGGGCTCAACTTTTCAACGGACAATCAAGTTGGTGGATGGATTACAGTTGGTAAATCCATTTATTTTAAGAGTCAGTTTTCAAAAGTAATATCTCATGATAGGTCAGAATTCTATACACACCCTGATGTTAACTTTTTCAATGCAACTTCAACTTGGAACGACCGAAGATTGGAAGACATAACCAAGGGTTGGTCACTGTATTTGGGTATGGGAAGAGAGTTTAAAAATATTGGGGTAAATTTATCTTTAGGTGTTGGAAGAGAGACAGAAAACTATCAATTTTTTGATGAGTATTATCAACTTTCAAACAACGGAAAGTATTCCTTCAAGAATTTTGTTGATGACTACGTAACAGTAAGTATTGGAGTAACTCACGATTATAAATTTTTATCTTTGAACGCAGAAGTTGACCCAATTAGAAAAACCTTTTGGTTGGGTACAGGGTTTAATTTTTAATAGAGTATTTATGAATTATAAATCATGAATACAAAGTTAAACAAAATACAAAAACTATCTGAAGCAGTTGGGGTTCCTTCAAATATTCACGAGACATCGGAAAAGATTTATAAAAAACTTTTCAATTGGGTCAAAAATCTCAAAAAAGAAGATTTACCACCAGGTGTAGGTGCCCAAAAAGATTTGAGAGGTGAATATCAAATTGCAGATTTCCCTTTTTCTACCGTCAGAGTTAAAATTGGTGTTGAGCCTCACAAAAAAATTACCGAACCTGAGTTGATGTCTATGAGTGTCCAAACTCAATCAAAAAAAACTGAGGAATTCAGACTACAGACAATCAAAAGTAAAACTGTTAACATACTAATTCTTATTCTGGTTCCAAAAGATTGGGACTATAACGAATTACCAAATTTTTTTGAAGCCAACAAAGCCGAAATTTTGGAAAATTTGAGTCACGAACTTAAACACGCCTATGACCATCACAAAAAAGAATTTGATAAAATGGAAAAAAGAGCCATTTATCAGGGTACTGTCGGAGTTGGTATAGGTATTGATGCGATTGATAGGTTTATCCACGATATATATTTCACATCCGCCAATGAAAGTCTAGTACGACCAAGTGAGGTTCTGAGTGCTTTGAGAGCAAATAAAATTTCACAAAAGAATTTTTTGGATTTTTTAAAAAATCACGTAACCTACCAAAATTTCAAAAGAATACAAAACTTCAACTTTGAACAGTTTGTTCAGGATATTTTAGCAAAACCAAAACAAGTAAATAAGTTCCTTAAAAAAATTGGAGAAGACCCAACAAATATGAGAGATAAGACCAAAGTTAAAAAGGTCTTAGCCGCAACCTACAATTACATTACAAACACAACTATTTCGAACTATAGGGATATGTTGAAACAATCAATTTTGGACGAACTAATTGGTTTCCAAGGAGAACAGCAAGTAATGTTTACTAATTTCATTAAAAAAGTCTTAAGGTTCAAAAAACCTGAAGATTTTTACAAATATTACGAAAAACAATTCCATTATGTTGCAGATGAAATGATTAGAAAAATAGCTAAAGTCTATTCGTTAATCGACAAGTAAGTAGTCTTCTACAAAAACCTTCCCTTTCGTTTTTTTTAAAGTCAAAAATTTTTTGGTGAACCCGTACGTAAAACCGTATCTATTATTGTATTCCAAAATACCCGTTTTTTTCTTAAGGAATGTTGAAATATAGTATTCCTGTGACCCACCCCTTCTATGAATTGTTCTAAGAGGTAACTCAAAGTTTTTTTCAAACCACTCCCCAATCAAATTGGATAAAATTTTTGGGTCTAACGAAAATAAACTTTTGTAGGGTTTAAAAAAACTCTGATTGTAGTGTAGTTCCCCATTAGAATTTGCCTTCAAAAACCAATCTCGAGTTTCCTCTTCAATAATCCAAAAATCGCTTTCATTTGTGAATATTCCCTTATCGGATATATCCTCAGTAATTTTTTGGAAAACTAATTTTTTCAGTTTTGGATGAATATCTAACATATTTTAATTATCGACCGTCTTAACTGGTTCTTCAAAATTTTGGATAAACCATTTTCTAAATGGTTCTTTCCACATATCCCCGAAATATCCATTCAGAATTGTTTCATACTTATACTCCACAGTTACGGTAGGACATATATATCTTGCATAACTACCCTTATCAAAATATTCGCAGTTATACCATCTGAAACAAGTATCATCATTCTCGTAATCACCAATATAAAACTCCATTCTGTTCATATCATCATACTCTTCACCTGTTTCGTCATCATATTCATAAGGTACAGTATAGTGAATATTATCCACATCGAAAAGAACGTCCAAGTAATTTGTTATTGTCTTTTCTAATTTAGATTCAGATATTATATACTTCATTATGTGAGATTTGAATCAGGTTTTTTAAGTGATGCGAATATGAGTTGACCCATGTTTTTAACTTGATTTGCTATCTGAGAAACAGGACCTTCGTATTTTGCGGTTGCGTATCTCAATCCATTTTTATTAACAAAATTATCTAATAGGTCTGATGCTGTTTTGTCCCCAACCAAATAATCTTTTGCAATCAAATCATAATATCTTTGAATGCCACTCTGTACACTTGAGTGAAACACATTCTTTCCACTATCAGTATTGCCAACATTATAAGGATTTTTTGTTCTGATAGGTCTCGAGTTTGGGTCTTTTGAAAACCCTCCCTCTGCGGCAAGTTGAGCCAAAGAAAGTTCTACAGGAACATATTTTCCAAATTTATTCTGAGCGTTTTTCGCCGCATCTGCTAACATAGAACCTTTTATACCTAAAAGATTTGATGACCTTGAAGAAATGAATTTATCTGCAACTTTTTCATACGCATCAAAATCTTCGGGATTATTCATATCCAATTGAGCGAATTCACCAGCAGTATTAGTTGATGACTTTGTTCCTGTAGAGGAAGCTTCATATTCGTTATCGGATGATTTTTCTTTTTTTAAATCTCCTAAAAGTTTACCAACAATATCCTCTCCTTTACCTCCAAAAACATTTCTGACCAATAAATCGGCAAAATCTTGTTCTGAGATAGTTAGTTTGATTTTTTTTCCCATACAAATAAATACAACAAAAAACCCTCTTTTCAGAGGGATTTTTATTAGATGATACTGATAGAATTTATTTTGTCTCCTTGTTGGATTTTATCAACAATATCAACACCTTCCATAACTTTCCCGAAACAAGTATG